GAGCAGATCGCGTTGCTCTACCAAGTGACAGGCATGAGCGACATCATGCGTGGGCAGGCGTCTGGTGCGACCACTGCTACGGAGCAAGCCATCAAGGCGCGGTTCGCCTCGGTCCGCGTGCAATCCTTCCAGGACGAATTCGCCCGCTTCGCCTCGGAGGTGCAATCGATCAAGGCAGAGATCATTTCCAAGCACTTCGACCCGCAGACCATCATCGAGCGCTCCAATGTGTTGCACACCCCGGACGCGCAGCTCGCGCAAGCTGGCGTGCAGGTCATCAAGGAACAATTCCCGAGCTATCGGATCCAGGTGCGGCCCGAAAGTGTCTCGCTCACGGACTATGCCGCGCTCAAGCAAGAGCGGGTCGAGTGGAGCGGCGCGCTCGCCGGGTTCATCCAGAGCGTGACGCCGCTGATCCAACTCATGCCGCAGTCCATGCCATTCTTGCTCCAGATCCTCCAGTGGACGATGGCGGGATTCAAGGGCTCGAACCAAATCGAGGGCGTGATGGATCAGGCCGTCGCGGCGGCGCAACAGATGGCGCAGCAGCAGCAGATGGCCGCCATGCAGCCCAAGCCCCCGCCTCCGCCTGCGCCGCAGGTGCAGGTGGCGCAGCTTCGCGCCCAAGGGGACATGCAGAAGATCCAAGCCGAGCACGCGGCGAACATGCAGCGCATCGGAATGGAGGCCAAGACGACGATGGCCGTCGATCAGAACAAGGCAGCGCTCGACATCGCATCCGAAGAGCGCAAGCAGCAGGCCGCCGCGATCCAGGAGATGGCGCGCGCCACTCCTGGACACCTGGGGAGCCTATGACCCCCGAATTCATGCCGACCTTCCAGACAGTCTGGGGATGGATTCAGCAAGCGCGAAAGGAGATAGCCAGTGGCCAACGGGCTGAAAAGCGAGAGCAGCGTCCGCCTGCCTTCTTCGGAATTCGACCGGGGCTATGCGTCCACGTTTGCGTGTAGTGAGCCTCAGCGCGGCAAGTGGCGCGTGGACCCGAAGACCGGCGAGCTCATCGAGTACGGCGCCCCTCCGCCTGCCGAGGCGAAGCTACAGATCAACACCGACACGCACTATGCCGACCTTCGCGCGACGGACGGCACACCGATCGACTCCCGCAGAAAGCATCAAGAGTACATGCACGCCAATGGGCTTTGCCTCGCGGACGACTTCAAGGAGTCGATGCCAAAGCTCAAGGCAGAGCGCGAACAGCGACTCGAAGGGAGTCACCCGGAGCAGGTCAAAGACCGCGTCCGGGACGTGGTCGAGACGATGAAGAAGCTAGCAGCAAACCCCAGGCTCGCCGTGAGGCGACGCGAAGGAGTCGATCCCGATGAGTGACGAGGCCGAGGAGCGAGACGATCTGCGAGCGGACCTGAGCGCGGCGATTGGCTCGGTGGAGAGCACGCCTGAGCCGACTCCGGCCGTCGATGCGGAGCCAGAGAAGGCGGTGCCAGCCGAGCCTAAGAGCAAGCCCGAAGCCAAGACTCCAGCCGAGGGGCGAGACGAGAAAGGCCGCTTCGCGGGAGTCGCAAAGGACGTGGACAAGGCGGTCGCCGCCAAGCCCGTCATCGCCAAGGCGCCGGACGCCGTCCCGCCACCCGAGCCTGCTCCCGTCGTCACCGCCCCCACGGTCAAAGCGCCGCAGAGCTGGCGGCCGGCCATCCGCGAGCAATGGGCGAAGCTCCCGTCCGAGGTACAGCAAGAGGTTGCTCGCGTGGAGCGAGAAGCCACCCAGCGCATCGGGCGCGCGGCTGAGGCGGAGAAGACGGCGCAGCAACTTCGTGAGGTCATCGGCCCCTACGAGGGGATGATTCGCGCGGAGGGCGGAGACACCTTCCGAGCCATCAACAGCCTGATGCAGACAGCCATGGCGCTGCGCACTGCGCCGCCGGCCCACAAGGCCCAGCTTGTCGCGCAGCTCGTGAAGGGCTACGGCGTGGATGTCTCCATGCTCGACCAGTGCCTCGCCGGGCAGGCGCCGCAAGGCGGGCAACAGCAATACGCCGACCCTCGTCAGGTCGTGCGCGAGGAGCTCCAGCAGCTCATGGCTCAGTCGCAACGGCAACGGCAGGAATCGGAGCTCGCGACCGCGCGGCAGGAGGCCGAAACATTCTCGGCAGACCACGAGTTTTTCGAGGACCTCCGAGAAGAGATGGCGGACATGGTAGAGCTCGCCGCTCGCCGTCGCGTTGCGCTGTCTCTCGAAGACGCGTACGCTAGGGCGTGCAAGCTTCACCCAGAGATTTCGCAAGTGATGCAGCAACGTGAGGCGGCAAAAAGCGCAGCGAACGCGACCGCGTCAACGCAGCGCTCGAAGGCGGCGGCCAGTTCCATCCGCTCCCAGCCGACAGCCGGGGTAGCAGAGCCGGCCAAGTCGGGCTCCTTGCGGGACGACCTGGACGCAGCGATCGCGAGCCTCACCGGATAGTAGGGAGCGGGAGCCTTCGGGCCAACTCACTCGAGAATCAGCCCTGGGCACGGGGCGCGGCGAGCGGACATCGGGTCCGTCAACGCGCAGTGGGTGCCACCAGCTCTTTTCGATTGAGGCACTCCCATGTCATTCCCTGACGTGACAGACATTGCCACGACCACCCTCGAAAACCGTGGCACCAAAATCCGCAACAACGTCGAAAACAACAACGCAATTTTGAAGTACATGCGGAAGAGCGGAAACATCCGCACCTTCTCCGGCGGTCGGCTGATCTACGAGCCGCTGGACTTCGCTGAGAACGGAAACGCGGCCTGGTACTCGGGCTTTGATCAGCTTGGTGTCGCCGCTCAGGACGTGATCAGCTCGGCCGAATTCTCGATCAAGCAATGCGCCGTGCCGGTTGTGATCTCCGGATTGGAACAGCTCCAGAACGACGGGCGCGAGGCGATCATCGACCTTCTCGCCGGCCGGATTCAGACCGCAGAGCGGACCATGGCCAATCTCGTGGCGACCGGGCTCTACTCGGACGGCACGGGCTCCGGCTCCAAGCAAATCGTCGGCCTTGATGCGGCCGTCCCGGTTGACCCGAGCACCGGAACCTATGGCGGGATCAATCGCGCCAACTGGACCTTCTGGTGCTCCAAGAAATGGACCACGGACGGAGACAACTCCACCACCGCCGCTACTACGTCCACCATCCAGGGGTTGTTCAACACCTTCTGGGCGGGCCTGGTCCGCGGAACGGATCACCCGAACCTCATCCTCATGGGCTCGACGATCTGGGGCACGTACATGGGCTCGCTCCAGACGCTCCAGCGATTCACCTCGCCCGGAACGGCTGAGCTCGGGTTCGAGACCCTGAAGTACCTCCAGGCGGACGTGGTCCTGGACGGCGGAATCGGTGGCGCCGCGAACACCAACACGGCGTATTTTCTGCCCCCCGACTATCTGCACTTCCGGCCGCATGCGAAACGGAATTTCGTTCCGCTGTCGCCTTCTCGCAGGTTCGCCATCAACCAGGACGCGGAAGTCGCCATCCTCGCGTTCGCGGGCGCAATGACCTGCTCGGGCGCACGCTTCCAAGGTCGATTCAAGAACGCGACCGCAGCGTCCTAGCCCACTCGATGACGGGCGTCCCTCAACCGGGGCGCCCGTCTCGACCCCTACCCTCTTCCAAGGAGAAACCTCATGGCTGCTGCAACAACTACAATGGCCTTTGTGCCAACGGCGGCATTCGCGGGATGCCAGCCGATCCACACCACGTCCACCACCCAGGCGCATCCGATCGGGACCCGAGTGCGCGCTGCTGACCCGTACTACGGCGAGGCGACGTTCGTGTACATGCCCGGAGTGGCGAGCACCGCACTGGGCGATGCCTGCATTCTCGACTCCTGGAACAAGACGACCGCTCGCGCCGTCACCAGTTCAGCCGCGATCGGCTCCATCGGGATCGCAATGTCCGCGAACGTGGCCAGTCAGTACGGCTGGTATCTCGTCGAGGGCGCGGCGCTCTGTAATGGGCTGACGAGCTGCGCGGTTGGCAAGCTCTACATCTCGGGCACGGCGGGCTCGCTCGATGACGGCGTGATCGCTCACAACCACGTCTTCGGAGCCAACTGCACTCTGCGCGAGGGCAACAATGCCTCTTACGCCGGCACGGGGAAGATCGTCGCGCAGCTCTCGTTCCCGACTTGCGACAATCTCGGGTCCGCCTTGAGTACGTTGTAGAAAGGGGGAGACAATGCCTGCTCTCACCACTGCAATGGCTTTCAAGCAGGACTCCGCATTCGCGGGGGCGCAGCCCATCAACGTCACGTCCACGACCCAGAATCACCCGCTCGGGACGCACGTCCGAGGGATCGACCCGTACTACGGCGAGGCGGAATTCGTATACGCCGCCGGTGTGGTCGGGACCGTGCTCGGCGACGTGGTTGTCATCGACACATGGGGCGCGGCGACGCACCGGGCGGTCAGCACGACCGCTGCAATCGGCTCCATCGGGGTGGCGATGAGCGCGAACGTGGCCAGTCAGTACGGCTGGTACATGGTCTTGGGGTCCGCGCTCGTCAACGCGATCGCCAGCGCGTCAACCGGGAAGGCGTACATCTCGGCCACCCCTGGCTCCATCGACTCGACGCACATCAACGATAATCACATCTTCGGCATGAACATCACGGTGCAGGAAGGTGCGTCTTACGCTGGCGCCACTCAGGTTGTGGCGCAGCTCGCATACCCGACGTGCGACGCGGTCGGCCACACGCTCGGCAGTCTGTAGTCTGTTGGAAGCTCTGCCGCCCGCCAACTGGGGTGCTGGCGGCAGAGCCTCAACCCCAGTACCCCGGACGAGGCGAAACGAATGCCAGCAGAATCCGCACAGGCAATGGATGGAGACTGGAACGCGATAGCTGCGGCGTACCGAAAACCAGACGCGGGCGATGATTCCCTTTGGGTTCGGTTTCGGCTGCATCCAGTGAGAGATGAGGGGAAGAGCCAGAAGGAGGGACGCCCGATCTTCGAGGACAAGGAGTTCATCGAGATCAACGCACCCGGCGACAAGACGAGCCAGATATTCCGAATCGCAACCGAGGCAGACAAGCGGCGCTTCCCCCGGCACTACGAGGCGTTCAAGTCGCACGGAAACGAAGGCGTGATCGGCACCCCGCTCCGGGAATGGCAACTCATCACGCGGAGCCAGGCGGAAGAGCTCGCGTGCTCGAAGATCGGCACGGTAGAGCAACTCGCGGGGATCAACGACGCCAACATGCAGCAGGTCGGCCCTTACCTGGCGCTGCGCCAGCTCGCGCGCGATTGGCTTGCGAAGGCGAAGGCCGATGCGCCGGCCGTCGAGATGCGCGCCCAGCTCGAGAAGCGGGACAACGAGATTGAGACGCTCAAGGGAATCATGAAGCAGATGGGCGATCAGATCGATCTCTTGAAGCGACAGAAGCACTAGGAGGCGCTTGTGGCCCGCTACCTGACGGCTGGAGATGCGATCAACCGCGCTGCGTTGGCGTGCGGCCTGGCTCAGGTAGCGGACCCGTTTCAATCGACGGATGCGAGCTTCAGGCAGATGGTTGGGCTCCTGGTTGAGCGCGGGCAAGACCTCGTGTTGCAGCACCGCTGGCCGCAGTTGCTTGCCGAGGCGCATATCACCACGATCGCCGGAACGACTGACTATGACCTGCCGACCGACTTCATCGAGCTTGTCCCTCAAAGCGGCTGGAATCGGACCTCGCGATTCCCGCTCGGCGGCCCGCTGAGCGTTCAGGAATGGCAATACCTCAAAGCCGCCGTGGTTGGCGTCACGTTCAATGTCCTGTTTCGCCAGACGCCAACCACGATGCGTCTCTTCCCCTCGCCGCCCGCAGATCTGGCGATCTACTACGAGTACCAGACGCGCAACTGGGCGATCTCTGCCGCAACGCTCGCCGCTGACGGGTCTCCGGATCTCGATGCGCCAACCGCGACGGACGATACGGTTCTGTTCGAGCCTGTGCTGGTCGTGCGCGCATTGAAGCTCGCCTTTCTCCAGGCCAAGGGCTTCGACACGACCACTGCGCTGGCCGAGTACCAGAACACGCTCGCGCTCGTCATGGGCAAGAGCGACGGCGCGCCGCGGCTCAGCCTGAACGGCGTCCGCATACGCGATCGCTTCTTAGACGGGGCGAATCTGCCGATCACCGGGCTCGGAGGCGGCGTCTGATGCCCTTCCCCGTGCCGCAGCGCCCCCGGCTGTCCGCCCAGCGCGAGCGGACGCAGACCGTTCACCTGCCTTGCCCTGACGGGATCAACCTCGCCACGCCTATCACGCAGCTCACCCCAGGCGATGCGCTGTTCATGGTCAATCTGATCCGCTCGGAGTATGGGCTGCGTTCGCGGCTTGGCTATCGCGAGTGGGTGACAACGATCGGCGGGGGCGGCGGCGGGCTCATTGGCGGCGAAGGCGGGCCCCAATGAGCGAGGCAGTGCGCACGCTCCTGGCCTATACCGGCTCGACCGGCGCGGGTGACGCGCTGTTCGCGTGCACCGAAAGCGGGATTTGGGACTGCACGACCTCGGGCAGCGCTCCGGTCCGAGTGGTCTATTTCCCGAACACCGGCGAGAACGCCGGCTATGGCATCTCCACGAACTACGTCGCGCTGGGCGGGAAGTATTTGCTCTATTGCGACGAGGACAACGGGCTGTTCATTTACGACGGCACCGCTGGCGTCTGGGCGGCGGCGGTGTTCGGCACGGGCGACGGGCAGATCTCTGGAGTGGACCCGTCCACGCTCGTGTTCGTGACCTCGTGGAAAAACCGGCTCTGGTTTGTGGCACGCGATTCGACGATGGCCTGGTATCTGCCCGTGGGACAGATCGCCGGAGTGGCCGAGTCGTTCGAGTTCGGGACCAAGCTACGGTATGGCGGCGAGTTGGTCGGCCTGTGGAGCTGGACGGGTGATGGCGGATTTGGGATCGACGATTTCTTGGTCGCGATCAGCACTGCCGGCGACGTGGCGATCTACCAGGGGACCGACCCGACGAGCGCTAGCTACTTCGCCCTCAAGGGCGTCTGGTATGTCGGAGGCGTCCCTGCCGGGCGGCGAATCGCGACGGACACGGGCGGCGACTTGCTCATCCTGACGCCGTTCGGAGTGCTCCCGATCTCGGCTCTGGTGTCCGGCGGAGAGAAGCTGAACCCGGAGATCTATCCGAGCAAGAACATCAAGTCGCTGATCTCCAACCTCATGGCGACGAAAAAGGATTCGCTCGGCTGGGACATCCGACTGCACCCGGTGGACAACTCCTTGCTGATTCTGGTGCCTGGCGAGACGCAACAGCTCGCAATGGCGGTGGCCACGAAGGGCTGGAGCACCTATCAGGGCGTGCCGATGACCTGCTGTGAGGTCTGGCAAGGCACGCTGTACTTCGGCACGTCGGACGGCCGTGTCTGCGTCAACGATGGTTGGGCGGACAACGTGGCGCTCGACGGTACTGGAGCGACGGCGATCAACTGGGGGCTCTTGGGGAGCTTCCAGGAACTAGGCGTGAGCCGATGGAAGCGCGTGCAGCTACTCCGCCCAGACTTCATCACGACCGGCGAAACGGTCGCCTACTCGGTCAGCGCGCGCTTTGATTTCGACCTCGCGGATCTCCCGCTTGGAACCGAGGTCCCTGGCGCGGCCGGCGACGTGTGGGATCTCGCCTCGTGGGACGGGGCCAAGTGGAGTGCGGGCATTGGGACCGCAGGGAACGTTATGGGGAGCACGGGCATCGGCTCTCATATCGCGCTGGAGCTCACCGGGAGCTCGATGGCAAAAGTGATCTACGCCGGCTGCCAGATGACCTGGGACGTGGGGGGTGTGCTTTGAACACCGTCCGAAGCGCCCCCATCGAGCATTGGCCCTGGTTTCTCGAGCGGACCGGATACGCGCCGTCGGATGGCTTCCAGGCAATCGAGGCAGTCAATGCAGCCGGCCGAATCGTGGGTATGGTCGGCTACGACCACTGGAGCCCCCGGAGCGTTCAGATGCACGTCGCGCTCGAGCGGCCGGGCTGCTGTCGGCGTCTGCTCCGCGAGGCGTTCCGGTATCCGTTCGAGCTGTGCGGCATCGGCTGCGTCGTGGGTATCACGGGCCTGGATTCCCGCTCCGCGCGCATGGCCGAACGGCTGGGGTTCCGCGAGGTCGGCCGGGCGCCGAATGCCGAACTCGTCTTCTGGGAAATGCGACGCAACGAATGCCCGTGGATCCTCCAAAGCGAAAGGCGTGCTGCATGAGCCCTCCGAATCTGAATCAGCCTTCCTACGATGCGCTGATGGGCATCGCAGAGACGCAGACGGACCAGTCCCGCGTCAATCAGAGCGGGCCGGGCGGCTCGAGCACCTGGACGAACGGCCCCGACGGACGGGCCACGCAGCAGGTGTCACTCTCCCCGCAGGCCCAAGCCGCCTATGACGCGCAGACGCAGGCGCAGACCGGGCGCAATCAGCTTGGCGCGTCGATGATGGGGAACGCGGGAGCGGCCATGTCATCGCCGTTCTCGCTCTCCGGGCTCCCCGCCGCTCCAGACGCGCAAGGCGCGCGCAACCAGGCAATCAATGGCGCCTACGGGCAAGCCACGTCCAGGCTCGATCCCCAGTGGCAGCAGACGACGGAGCAGACGCAGGCACAGCTCTACAACCAGGGGCTCCGGCCGGGCGACAAGGCATATGACGACGCTATGGGCAACATGTCGCGGCAGAAAAACGACGCCTACACGAGCGCCATGAATTCGGCCATCGGACAGGGGACAGCAGCGCAGCAATCGCTGTTCAGCATGGGGCAGCAGGCGCACCAGACGGGACTATCAGACCTGCTGACGCAGCGGAACGAGCCGTTGAGTGAGATGAATTCGGTCATGAATGGGCAGGGGGTCAACGTCCCCGGCTACGGCCCGGCACAGCAGAATCCCAACCTGCTGGGCGCCGAGGGCATGGGAATGCAGGGGCAGATCGCCACAAGCAATGCGCAGCAGGCGTATCAGAACAGCATGATAAACGGCGCCGGCAGTCTGCTGAAACTCTTTGCACTCGGAGTGTAAACTATGGACCCGGTATCTATTCAGAGCATGGCCAGTCAGTATCCAGATTTCCAGCAGGCGCTACAGGAGAATCCCGGCCTGCTGGACATCCTCTCGCGTC